GCGCGAACGCGCTTGAATTCGGCCGCAAGCGCATCAAGCGCGGCGTCAATCATACGATGACCAGTCCCGTAAGATTCCGAAAGGTCGACTCGGAAACGTGACCTCGTTCGTGATGAATGCAAACGGCGACATTCGGGTCGGTAAGGCCGGCGTTCCACACGATGGCGTTGCACTGCGCAAGCGTTCCGGAAAACACGTGAACGCGTACAGGGTCGCCATGTACGACAAGTTTTACGCTTGCGGCGGATTCCAGGTCGGCCTCTGGACGGTCGGCCGAGCGAACGGCGCGCGCGCTTGATTGAAGTTCAACGTAAAGCACGCCGCCGGCGACTTGATACATCGTCACGCAAGGCGCCGCGAAACCGTCGACGTGCCCGCTATTGATTAGAAGTCGCATGACGCCTCCGGCCGAACCTGGTCGAACGAATACGTTACCGACGCGACAAGCGACCGGCCGGACTCTGCGTCGAAGTTATCGACGACCCTGCGGCTTTGCTTCGGCCGAAAGGAATCCGGATGAATCGCGACGTAATGACGTGTCTTCGTAAGGCCGGAGTCGATGTCACGCGTCGACCAAATGACCTCGTGCGCGTTGATGACGTCGACGACTTCGACCAGGAATTGACGACGGTCGCGCGAAGGGTCGAGCGCTGCGTATTCGTCGCGACTGTAATACGCCTGCCAGACGACGAACCGAGCGAACCATTCGGCGCTCGGCGCGCCATGCGTTCCGGTATTCAAGTCGTACATCAAATGTTCGTTATGCGTTCCGTCGTCCGATTTTTCGACGATGTCGACGAGCGTCCAGTGAAGTCGGACGGCTTCCGGATTCATGTCCGCATGGTCGTTTTTCGGAATCCGGTTTTGATGGTCGTAAGTAATCATGGTTCGCCCTTTCGATGGCGACGGACATCGTCGCTCTGATACGCAAAAAGCCGCGCGGCTTGTAAGCGGCGCGGCGAAGGTAGGTTGAAGCCGGTCGGCTTACGCGTTCTCTTCGACGAATCGAAGCCAAGCAGTAAAGAACGGACCGCGCGGAATCGACTTCACGACGACAAGGTCGATGCGGAACCAGTATCGGCCGTCGCTCGGGACGATGTCCAGCGTTCGGCCGTCGGCGGTAACGACGTCTTCGATATCCCATACCGAAGCGTTTTGCATTTTGTAAATCAGGGTCGCGCGGTCTTGTTCGGCCTGCGTTGCGGTATTGAGCGTGTTGTTCATTTCCGATTATTTCCGAAGAGCGGCGACCATGGCCCAAGCGCTGCAATAAGCGTAACGAGCCGTTCGATATGCTCTTCGGCGTTACGTTCCTGATGTTCGGCGACCAGCAAATCGAGCTTTTCGTTTTGATATCGAACGGATTCAAGCCGGCTTTTTCGAAGTACTCCGGCGAAGTCGGCGGAAATTGCGCCGGCGATTTCGACGGCCAAGTCGGCGCCGGCGGCTTCGGCCGCTTTGCTGAATTCGCAGAGTTCTACGCGCGCTTGAATCGCCGAAAGCAAGTGAAACAAGTCTTGGTTGTTCATGGTGTGTCCTGGTTGTTTTGAAACGACGTTCATCGTCGCGACAAGACAAACGTTAATTGCGAAACGTTAACGCGTCAACTTAAAAGCGACAATTGGCCAACAACCGAACCAACAAGCTCGAGCGTGTCATCGGAAGAAACCGAAGTACCGTCCAGACGATAACCGTTAAGCCCGAAACCGCCTTCGCCAGTATCGGCGCGTTCACATTCCATATGATAGTGAGGCTCGCGCGGTTCGTCCGAAAACATAGTCCCGCAGGAACACGGTCCGAACACGGCCGTTATGACGTACGGTCCGGTTTCGTAGCTCGTCCGGACAATATTCCATTGCGCGACGACGCTCATAAGGCGCCCCATTGATTCGCCATCGCGGCCGCGATTCCTTCGTATGTCCGCGACCGAATCTTCGCGCGGTCTTTGCTCGGCGGTAGCTTGTTTTGGCCGCTTGGCGTTTGGTTTTCCCAATGCCCACATAAAGGCTTTGCGATGACGTCCGTCGGCACGAGTAACGGTAAGCTCTGCAACCAAAGACAAGTCGACTTTGATTCGGCGTGTCCAAATTGAAATGGTTGAATAATTTGATTCGGCTTGCGAATCTTCGAAGAAATGCAGCCGATTGGATTTTCAAGCGCAAGGCGTTCGAATCCAAAGTTGAGAAAGAACCGGATGAATTCCAACGCTTCGGCCGTCTTTTCCGCGCGACCTGGAATCCGTCCGTTCCAGTGAAGCCCGGAAGAGCTTAAATAGGTGCAAGGCGGATGCGCGATGACGAGCGACCAATCCGAATCGTTTCGGAGTAAATCTTTGATGTCGCCTTGAAAATGCGGTCCGGCCGCCGTAGGCAACAAGTCGCAGGACAACGCTTCGTGGCCCGCTGAAATGAACGCGTCGCGCACGACGCCGGAGTATTCACAAGCTATTAAGACTTTCATTATCGGACCCTTTGGATTGCAATCGACTTATCTGCGTCGACTGCGATTGATGTATCGTTACCGCGAATCTTGCGAACCGTAATGATGATTTCGCGGCCGTCTTCCAGCGTGACGACAATCGATTGACCAGGCTTCCGCGTGACGCAGACGACGCCTCGGTCGCCGTTCACTGGACGCCTCGGAGCTTGACGGTCGGCCGGAATCGGCTCGCCGCCATTTCAAGCGACTTGAAAACATTCTTTCCGCGGCCGGCTTCGTCGTCGCGGTCGCTTCGAAGCGAAATCATCAAATGTCCGTCGTTCGACTCTTCGATTAACCACTCTTCGCCGGCTTCGGTAAGTATCAGGACACGATAAATAAGCCCGTTTCTGGTTTCGGTTTTAACCTTCATGTTGTCAATCATACGGCCTCCGGTTCGATTCCAAACGTGTTGATAAGGCGCTCGGCCATACCGCCGACTTCGATGTCGTCGCGTTCTTTTGACGTGTTCACTTCGTGGCAATTTTGACACCGCGGGCGTCCGTCCCCTGGTTGTTGATGATACCACCACTCAGAGCCGCCATATCCACACGCGGCGCATTCGGTATTGTCATCTTGACGCCATGCTTTCGCGATTCGTTCGGCTTCGGCCAAACATTTGCGGAGCCGTTCGTTTTCGAGCTTCGCGGCTTCGAAGTCCTGCGCGACTTTCTTCGTCACGATGTCGACGCACTGCGAAGGCGGTTCCGGCGCAAAAGTCGCGAGCGTGTTCAATACATGGTTGCAGGCTTCGCAATCGCGGACTGCGCGTTCAAGCTTGACGACGCGATGTCGACAATCGACCCGATAGCGAAGCTCATCGCAAAGCGAATCGACTTGACGACGGCTTTCGGCGTGTTCCTGCTCTGTTCTTTGGTATGCGTGCGCGTATTCCTTCGCGGTCGTCTCTGCAACCCTGGTCCGTTCGCGTGAAGCCGCCAAATCGAGCGACATCGTTTCAAGCTGCGACCGTAAATATTCAAGCTCGGCGGCGGCGGTTTTTCCTGCGCGGTCGGCCGACGCCTTGAATACGTGCGCAGGCTTCGGCGGCGGACCGGCCGCAAGGCTATCCTCTGCGCGGATAAGTCGTTCGCGTTCGGCCTGCAAGTCTTGAGTCTTCCGCCTTTGTTCGTCACTCATGTTCGTTCCTGGTCCTTTGGCCGGCGACATGCCGACACGTCGAAAGGCCGACGGCTTTCGCGGTCGACCTGGTCCGAAGATTCGGAAGGTTACGACGCCAGGGTTTCGGCGATGTCGGCCAAGTAGAATTCGATGACGACCGTCCGGCTTCCGGTATCGTATCGCTTGATTCCGCCGGCGATGTTGTCGCCATATCCAAGCGCCGCAAGTAACGACTCAAGCCGTTCGGAGCCGGCGCGGTTGCCAGAAATCCAAACATGGTCCGCGGCTTCCGAAACGGAAAGGTCGAACCAGTAAGCGCCGCGAAAAATGATGGCGCGCAGGTTCGCCTCGTCGTCGCCGCATGTCGTCTGGTTGTGAATGGTTTCGCTCATGGTGTGTCCTGGTTCAATCGTTCGGCGACATGCCGACACGTCGAAAGGCCGACGGCTTTCGCGGTCGACCTGGTCGGCTTCGGCTTGCGCCGGACTTCAAAGGCTCGAAAGCCAAGCGTCAAACTCGGCTTGTTTCATCATACGTTGGCCGGTCGTCAACGTCGGGTCGAACTTGGTCCACATTTCGCGCGTCCATTCGATAAACGCTGCGTTCCATTGCATGTCGATTCCATTAAAGACGACCCTCTTCCGTTCGCGGTTGACGCGTTCCGTCATCGACTCCGGAGTCGTGTCGAAAGCTTTGCAAAACTGCGTGAATCGTGTCGTGTATTGCTCTGTCATGGTGCGTCCTTCGTTCGGCGTTCATCGCCTCAACAAGACAAACGTTAATTGCGAAACGTTAACGCGTCAACAAGAAAAGCAAACGGCCGACCTGAATCAAGGGTCGACCGTTTGCGCCGGAAGTTCGACGAATAGTCGTTTTCGCCGTCCGAAGAGAGTCCGAAGGTAATCGACGCAGGCGACGAGCGTCAAGCCGTACCTATAACGGCCGCGTGTAAACGTAGGTTCCCGGCATATCTTCCACGTCCGCGACTTTGAAAAACATTCCGTCGTAGACGTGTCGGATTCCGCTGACAACGATTTCGCGACCAGGCTCGAGCTTCATTTCCTGCGATACGACGCGCCGATTACAAGTTCGTTCATGGTGTGTGTCCTGGTTATGGCCGACGGACATCGTCGACGTTAATACGTTAATCGAAAGAATCGGAAAGAGTCAACACGACGAAGGGTCGCGCGCGAGACGGCGCAGCTTGCCACGTCCCTAAATCAAAAAATCCTACCCTTTGCGCCTAAAACGGTCGGCGTCTGGACATGTCGCGAAGTGACTGGTTCGCAGCGGATGGCCGAAGCCTGCGCGGTCGGCGACAACGTGACAAACGATGCGGTTAAGCCTTTCGGACCAGACGAGCGCGACGTTGCCATCGTCGGACGGCTCGGCGTCGATTGGCATTGCTCGGCCGATTCGCGTTGAAGCCCAATAAATCGACGCGTGACACGATGCGCATTTTGAAAGCGGCGGAGTCATCGTCCATCGCCTGCGCCTTTGATGACGTTGCGCGCTTTGCGGTCTTTGAGCTTTGCGACGTTATGCGCTGCGACGTCGGCCGGCTCGAAGCCAAGCGCGGCGCAAAGCCTGGCGGCGGCGGCGTCAAGCGACGGCGCGTGTCGAACGGTTTGCATCAAGCTTAGAATATGGCCGTAGTACCATTGCCGGCGGCTTCGGCCGTATCGGTTGAACACGTCGCCAGGTTCGACCGGCCTTGTATGTCTTGGCAATCCGTCGATGTTGAACGTCGGCCATACCTTGGACGACTTGCCATCGAACGAAGAGCACCACAGGACGTCGCCGAGTTCGTCTTTCAACTTGTCATGGTCGACGACGTGTTCGTTGTCGCGGATGGCCTTCGCGAAGAGCTTCGCGACTTCGCCGGTTTCCTCTTCCAGCAAAAAGGCGACGTACAAGTCGCGGTCGACTGTATCCGGCGCGCAGTACATCGATGCGCAAAAAGCGCGGTATTCGTCTGGCGTAGGTTCATTTTTTGAAGTGTTCATCGGCCGAGCTCCACGTTGAAAGATTCGCGCGCTAAAACTTTGATGTATGTCGCAAGTGTATCGCCAATGTAATGCGATGACCCTTCCGCCGGAAATGCGACGACATAGCTCGCTTTGACGGTATCGCGTGAAAGGGTAACGAGTACTCGGTTCATGTTTCCTCTTTGGTCGTATTCGAATCGCGTTCGCGTGACGATTCCGGCGGCTTCGGCGGCTTCGGCGACGGCGTATGTTTCAGCGTTCCAGAACCGGCCTCCGGTTTCGAAATGCGGCCGCATCGCGTCAAGGGTCGCGACCATGTCCAAGCAGTGAATAGAGTCGCCAGGTTCGACTCGAGCTTGACGCATCAAGGCGGCGCGGATTCCTAACACGTAATCCGACGGAAGTCCGCCGAGTGACATGTCCGGCTCGATGTAGTTCGCAACGGTCCGCCGAAGGTGCGACATCGCGCCGACGGACGTAATCAGTATGCGCAATTGCGCAGGCGTAATTTTCGACGACATGTTCAACCCTTTATGATTTCAATTTGTGGCGTGATTAGGCCGTTCGCCTTTGCGCGCAACGATTCATCAATCGGAAAATCCGGATTTACGCGAACGCGAACGACGACCGGGACTTCGACGAAGTACTCGCCGTCGTCTTCGGCGACTACGACCGGTAGGCCGTTTGCTGGACGTCCGGAGCCGTCTTCGAATCGCAACGGTCCGACGATAGCTTCGAAGGCGCATCGCGACGGCTTTCCGTTTCCGATGACGCGAACATAACCGGCGTCTAAAAATTGAGCCTCGCCGAGCGCGACAATCCAAGCTGACACAAGCGCCATCGCGTCGACTGCGGCCGACTTCGTCGCGACGTCATCGCCAGGCGCCTTGATATATTCGACGTCGCGCGTGTCTTTGACCTGGTCGTGCATTGCGAGCGCGATGTTCGTTATTTGGTTCAAAAAACCAGTCCGAAACATTTCCAGAATCTTGATAATTTCTTCGTTCATTTTGTGTCCTTTTTGATGGTCATTTGATGGTCATTTGATGGTTCTGGAACAATCCAAAGGCCTTGTTTTCCAACGTATAGAGCTTCGTCGTATGTCAACCGGACGTCGGCCAAAATCCACGAATATGCATCTTTTTCCGCGAACAAAAGGTCAGCCTCGGAAACATATCCGTTTCCGGTTCCGTCGCAGTATTCGCACTCGTAGAAATCCGGAAGCGTTTCGAATATCTGGTCGATTCCCATTTCGCCGACGATTCGGCGCGCATCAAGCCGGCCTCTGCCGTCGCAATTAAAGCATGGTTTCGACGACCAGAATTCGGAGCCTTTTGAAACGAAGTCTTCGCCTGGTTTGGTTTGTCCGACGACGAGCGCGGTTGCCAGGATGCGACCCGATACCGTTTTCGAAAGGGCGATGTTCGCTTCGAAGATTGCATTTTGCTCGTGCCAGTTTTCGCGCTCGCCGCCGGCGACGAACTTCCAAAGATTGCAAATCTGACAATAAGGGTACTCGCCGTCGCAACCGCATACGCCTTCCAGGAAATCCTCGAAACCTACGTCGTCGAAGCCCTTTCCGGCATGTATCGCGATGCGTTGTCCGCGGATTGTTTTTGGAACCGGCCATGTTCTATTTTCGACGCCTTTCACGCCGGAAGCTATCAGCGTCGCCCATGGTTGTTTGATGGTTATGGCCTTCATGCTTCGCCCCTTCCGCTTCGAACGACGGTTCGCAGCGCGTACGAATACGGCGACATTTCGCCAGGCGCAACGCCGACGACGGCTTCGCGGTACATGAAGAGCTTCGAATCGAGCATGTCTACTGAATGCACGATGAACGCTTCAATAGTCCGCGGCGGAACAGGCGAGCCGAATTCTAGCGTTCCATGGTGTGAAAGGACGGCGTGCGCGATGTCTTGTCCGATTCCGTCCGGCCAAGTCTGCGAAAGGATTGCGTGCGCCGACGCTGCGATATGGCCAATCAAAAACGATTCGTTTGTAGGTATCCACTCAGCCGCATCAAGACGCGCGTCGATGGCCTTAAACGCGTCATGCAAGACGATGGCCGAGTATACGACGTCGGCATTGATTGGCGTTGCAGGGTACATTTTCGAATAGTGTCCGACGATGGCCGAAGCCGCGCCGAGCATCGATGTAGTGTGTTCGAAAAGCCCGCGCGTAAACGCATGGTGATATTGAACCGAAGCCGGAGCCTCTGCGAACGCCGGTCCGAGCGTTTCCAAGATGTCTAAGACGACGTTTCGGACTGGTTCGGAAATCCATTCGAGCGCGGCGTTGAACTTGTCGACGAGTTCGGCCGCTGCGAATTCCGATTCGCGAATTTCAATCCACGACGAAAGGTCGGCGTCGATGTCGTCTGAATCGTCAACCGGCCGAACCTTCGAAACGCGAATCCGCATGACGTCGTTATATTTTTCGAACTTTCCGCGAACTTTAAAAACGCCGGTTTCGAAGGCTTCGGACGTATCAAATTGCGTTCCGAATATCGTCGATTTTCCGTCGTAAAATTCCCATGAAACGAAAGGCTTTTTCGTCTTCGTTTTTTTAAGCTCGGTTGATGCGGCCGCGTAAAACGTGACCTCTGCGCCCTCTTTTTGAACAAGCTCGGAAAGGCGCGGCGACGGCGGAAGCTTCGTCGGCTCTGGTTGCGACGCAGGCGGTTCCGTCCGTCCTTCGCGGACGTCGCAAACGTTCGGCGTAAATTCGTCTGTCATGGTGTGTCCTTCGTTGGCGTCATCGCCAAACGGTTTAAGTTGAAAGCTCTTTTTGTGTCATGAACACTTGGACGTTAGTCCGTTTCGTCGCCAAGCTGAATCGACCGTACGCGGTTTCGTAGTCGGCCGCATACAAGTAAGCCGAGCCGGACAACGCACGCGACCAGTGTTCGATAAGCGCTTCGCGATTTCCTGAAACATTGAACGCATGTTGTCCGAATTCGACGGCTTCGGCCTCGTATGCAAGACGCCAGGCGCCGCGAAAAGCATACTTCGCGACGTAAAGGAAACGCTCGCGGCACCACTGCAACGCGTGACGAGCTTCGTGCGCAACAAGTCCTTCGCTCGGCGATGTCGTCGGAAAATAACACGTCGTTCCGACGGTAACGGCGAACGTTTCGTTCCAGCGTTTGCGCCATGCCGGCGCGAAGATTCCGACGATGAACACGACGAACGGAAGCCATAAATGATTCCATTTCCAGTCGCCTTTTTTACGGACTTCTATTTCTACCTTTTGACCGACTTCGGTTCCGAAGAGCTCGTCGTTATAACCGCCAGGGTATCGCCAGGAAACGACGACTTTCGCACGTTTTTTGAACATCATTAAAGGACTCCTGAGAATAAATCCGGTTCGGATTGTCGCGAACCGTGACAAAGAAAAAAGCGGCGCCGGCGACAATTGCCATCGCCACGAAAGGCCATCGCGCAAGATATTTCCGGCGCCGGAACCGCCTTCGCAGTGCGTCGACATCGTGACGAAGCGGAATTCGCATCGTTAGAAGTCCGAAAAATCAAGCTCTTCGGCTTCGGCGAAGTCGAACGCGTCGTCGTCTTCGAATTCGTCGCCGATGTCTTCGACGTACGGAGTTTCGTCCGCGGTTTCTCGTTGGTTGTCCTGATATCCGCCGGCCCATCTTGGCCATGGTAACGCCTGCGGAATCGGCGAGTATGACTGCGCGATTCCGTTCGGATAGTCGTCGAAGTACCATCGCGAAAATTCCGGCATGATTCGGTTTAAATATTCGTCGCCGGCGCGCTTGGCTTCCGGCGGTAAGGTGTAGACGGCGACGCCTATCGGCGACTTCGCTTCGACGGCGATAAAGTACCACTCGTCCAGCGGAACGCCGTGCTCTTCGATATGGAGCCGGTTATAGAACGCAAACTGGACGTGATATCCGAACTTGATTACGGACCGCATAAACGCCTCTGGCGATGCATCGACCGTACATTTGATGTCGGCCGACGTCCGTTCGACGAGCATGTCGTATCGACATCGGCCTTTGATGCGTCCGCGCGGCGAATCGAATTCGGAAACGATGCTTACTTCGCATTGGTCCCGCGTCGGATTCAGCTTTTCGAAAATCGGATGTTCTTTCACGCGGCGCGCCATCGCTTCGGCCGTCTTCCAGGTCGACTCGGAAACGATTTCGAAGTCGGTTTCGTCTGCGCGACGTTGAAGCTCTGCGTTCGCCGCCTTCGTGTCTTCGTCCGCCTGTAAATAAGCTTGTCCGTCGGCGCCGTCGCGCCATTCTTTCCATTCCTTCTTTCGGAAATCGCAACCGTCCGGCTTTTCGACGTCCGGAAGTTTCTGCGCGAAGTGGAGTTCGATTTCGTCTGGCGTTAAAACCATCGCGTGAACGAGCGAGCCTAAAATCATCGACTTTGTTCGTTTGACTGGCATCATCATATGCGCCGGCGACCGGTCGAACCGTCGTAGCATCGTCGACGAAACTTCGTCGCGTGAATGATATTCGGCCTCTGGCATTCGTATAATTTGCGTCATGGTGTGTCCTTCGTTGGCGTCATCGCCGAACCGTTACGTTAATTGCGAGCATCTGTCATGTCAACTCGTTACCAACCCTGCTTAAACATTGCCTGCGTTGCGGTTTGCGGCGCGCTGTACAAGTTCGGCGGAGCTTCGTGGATAATCGGAAGCGACATCGCGGCGACGGCGAGCGCGTGCGCGCAAGCGCAGTCGTCGTGAACGCCTTCAAGTTGGCGATAATCTTTACCGTACTTCGTCCAGGAATATTCGAACGTATCAAGTTCGTCGTAGCAGTCGCCTTCAAGAATCGAAGTCTGGTTCGACTGCAAAGCTTTTTGAAGCCCGTCGAAGAGCCGGACACGTGATGACGGCGTGAACATGAATCCGGCGCACGCCAACATTTCAGCTTGGCAAAAGTCGACGACTGGTTCGCCGACGCCGGTCGCATCAATGTACGTCCGAACGTCGCCGCAGACCGTCTTGATTCTGGCGACGACGTTCGGATATGTCATTTGGTTGAATCGTTCGAAATGACATACGTCGCCGAGCGCATTCAGTCCGATGATAACCATGAAGTCTAATTTTTTGGCGACATCGACGCCGAAGGCGACGGCCGGACCAGGCGCAAGGCCGATTTGCTTTCTACGCTCGAGCGCCGACCCGAAAGGCGACGAAGCCGCGTCGGACTCAATCGCCAGGTAAAGCTCTTCGAAAACCGCCTTGTCCAAAGAGTCGCGCGCGTCTTCGACCTCGGCCTTCGCTAAGACGCCGCCGGCGACTGCGTCGTATGCGGTAAGTTTTGCATGACGCCAACGCTTACCGCCTTGTGTGTGTCGTTTCTGTTTTTGCTCGGCTTTTCGGCATAGTTTCCAGAACCAATTTTTACGGCCGCGGACGTTTCCAATCATTCGGACCGGCGCGCGCGTCGACGTAATAATCGACCGGACCGCCGGCCAAACGCCGTCCTTACATCGCGACGCCTCGTCGATTACGACCGATTGCACGTCTTCTCCGTAAAGCGAATCGGTTTTATCAGAGCCGCGAAACCACCATACCGAGCCGTTCGGAAAAAATATCTGATATTTGGAATCGTTCGTTTTAACCGCGATGTCTTTCGTAAGTTCGACGCAGCGTTTGTAAGCAATGCCGGAGACGTCCTTAATCGGCGCAATCCACCAGTGTTCGCCAGGAACCGACAAGACGCGCGACATTTGCCAAATCATACATCCGAACGTCTTCCCGGCCTTCGTCGATGCTTCGATTAGGCTATACCGCGCTTCGGAAAAAATCGCGGCGTGTTGCGCAGGGTAGAGCGTCGGAAGAATGATTCGCGTTTTCATTCGTCTTCGTCTTCGTCGTCGCCGACTTCGCCGTCGAAGTCTTCGCCTGCGCCGTAGTCGTCCGCGTCTTCCGGAAGGTCTTTCGCAACGTTCAATTTTGCAGGCGTTCCGATGACGACTTCGAATTCAATCTTTCCGCCGATGTCGGCTTTTACATGCCCCCATCGTTCGCGGAACCTGGACGACATAAAGAATTTTTCGGCTTCAAGCCTGGTCCGCGAATCGACGCCTTTCTTATCCGTTGCGATGTCGCGGATATTCACGAGCGAAAGGTGCTCGGCTTCCGAATTCGCACGCTGCGTTTCAAGAAAAAAATCGACGTAAATCGATTCGCGCCGGTTCGGCTTTTCGCCAAGCTCGCGGCGTTCGATTTCCTCTTCGCCGCGCTTGCGCCAATAATGATAATTGCGAACGTTGAAGCCGAGCGACTCCATCGCAGCTTTCGGAAAGTTTCCAATAAGTAAGCGGTCGGAAACGTCCTTCGTAACCGTCTTCGTAAGCTTCGTTTTTTGCGCCATTATCGACCCTTGCAATTATGCCGACTGTATTCGCCGCGGCCGTCGTGTTGGCATGATACGCGGTCCGACTCGGCGTTGTAACGAAGTGTCCATCCGCCGCCGTCTTTTTCGACGTTGAACCGCCGGACGAGTAGCGTCGTCACTTCGATTCCATTCGGCCTGATTTCAACCGTACGCGATAATTAAGCGTGAAACGTGTCGCGGCCGCAAGTGAAGCAGGTATGCTTCGGCGGAACCTTTGGATTCCTAGAATGGTATATCGTCGTCGTTGAACGACTGGTCGAAGTCCGCTTCGGCCGACTGGTTCGACTGGTTCGACCTTTGGTTGTTGCCTTGTCTTTCACTGCTACCTCCGCCGCTTGCCACGAAATGGAACCGCTCGCCCTTGATTTCAGAGCTTGTTTTCTGGACGCCATCGGCCGTCGTGTATTGATTATAAGTCATCGACCCTTCAATTAAAATCGGCTTACCCTTTGAGAAGAATTCGGCGACGACTTCCGCGCGACGTCCGAAAAATACGACGCGATGCCATTCGGTCTTTTCCTGTTTTTGTCCGGCTTTATCCGTCCAAGTTTCTTTGGTTGCGACGCTAAATTTGCAAATAGGCGTTCCGCCTTGCGTGTATGTCAATTCAGGGTCGCCGCCGAGATTTCCCATAATGTGAATTACGTTCAAAACATGCCCTCCGATATTCCGTAAAATGAAAGAACTTCGTCGACCGATTCCGGTTCCGAAAAAATGATGCAAATCGCGTCTTCCGGTCCGAACATTTTGTCGGTCGTTCCAGAGCAGACGATGGAATCGTCCGGCCAAAACCCTTTAAACGCGTCTTGTGTAGCTTTATGAAAATTGTCGCGGTCCGGCGTTTGCGTATGCCATTCGAAGCCGCCTTTGATTCCATCCTTTGCGCGCGCCTTTGCGGCCGTCTTCGACCGCTTTCGGATAACAAGCAGGTCCATTCGAACCGGTTGCATTCCGAAGTCGATTGCGCGGACTTTGGCGCCGGCGATAAGTCGCAAGTCTTTTTGATACTGTTTAAGCTTCGCGCCTTTGAACACGCGTCGGCCTTCGCCGATGCTTACGGACCAAGGTTCGGCGCGGAGTCCGAGTATAAAAATGCGTGTCGTTTTCATGGTTCGTCCTGGTCATGTCCTGCGGTCGTCGCAGAGCTTAAAAAAGGTTGCCTTGCGTCGGCGAAATAATCCATTCGCGCTCGTTATTGAGCATATGCAAAACGTCCTGAAACGCCGCGAATTCGATTCGTCCGAAAAGACAAACGCGCATGACGGCCTTTCCATCGACGACGGTCGTAACTGGCGAGCCTTTGACCTTTGCGCAGAATTTAACCGACTTCTTTCGAAAGATGTCGTTCGCCACGACGGTACATGTTCCGTATGTACGTTTGAGCGAAAGCTTCGTCGTTCTATGGCCTTCCTGCTCTTCGTTTTCCGAGCGCTGCGTCATTTGGCGAACCAGGTCGGCGAGCGGAAACTTGTCCGTCGTTGCAACCGGAACGTCGATGACGAGTCCGACTTCGACGATGTCCGGCGATTTCGATTCAGGCGGCGCGATGATTTTCGCAACCGATACCGAACGCAATTTCGCGTTATCGCCGGCGAGCTCTAGCTTGGCCGAAACCTTTTGCTTTTCTTCGGCGGCGCGAAGCGGAACGACGTCGCCTTCGATTTTCTTACGGCGCGATGGCGCCGGCTTGTCTTCCGGCTTCGGTTCCGGTTTCTGCGCGGCCGCGATTTTGGACGCGGCTTTTTCCGTTTGGCTTTGAACGATTCCGGTTTCCGGATTGATGTCAGAAGATTCCGTTAGCATGTTTCACTCCACGTGTTGACGCGACCTCTTCGCGTACAATTTCAATTGAGCGCGGCGCGAAGAATCGCACGCCGCCGCTTTTCTTCGCCATGACGACTCGGCAAATCGCAACGCCATCTTGCGCCAAAATTACGGCGTCGCCGTCTTTTCGACGAATCATAATGGAGCCGCGGTTTTCGTTATCGCTGGACACGTAAGCAGGCCGAATCGTCGAACCGCCCAAACATATACCGACGGTTTGTCCAGGTACGACTTCGACATCGACATCGGCGTCGGCCGGAAGTCGTCGCAGTCGTTCGATTAAATCACTTGCTTTCATGGTGTGTCCTTCGTTGGCGTCATCGCCGATTAAAACTTGTAACCGTCATGGCGTGAAAATTCAAGCCGTTGCAAGTCGCATTCGACCGGCGTCTTAAACGTGTCGCCGTGGCGATTGAGCGCAAGCCACATAATGCCCTGCGCCTTGTCATGCGGCGACGCATCTTCGTCTTCTTCGGCCGCACGATGAAAGATAATCATTTCGTCGACGTCGTTTTCGATTTGTCCCGACGACCTGGCGTTCGCAGGCGTCGGCATTCCTTCGCAGCGGTTCGGTTGCGACAAGGCGACTACCCATGCGCCGGTTGCCTTCGCAAGCGCCGCAAGCTCCTTTGAAACGTACGTCACGCGGTCGTATTCCTTCGTATCTTCCGGACGTCCGTCGACCAATTGCAAATAGTCGACGATGACGACAATCGAGCTATCGACGGCCATCGCCTTTCGCGCCTTCGTCCGTAATACGATGTCGCGGACGTTGACGCGGCCGCAGTGCATCGCAACCGGAAGCTCTGCGATTTCGTTCGCCGCGGTTCGCGACATTTCGACGATTTGCGTCGGCGTTTTTCCGTCGGTCGGCTTCATGTATTCGCGGCGACTGCGGCCGGTATGCGCGGCGGTATATAGCCACATCATGTCGTCGTTCGTCATTTCTTCGGAAAAATGCAAAACGTGAACTCCGGACTTCGCGCAATTGTAAGCGATGCGCGTCGTAAGCCGCGATTTTCCCATTTTCTTCTTTGCCATGATGACAGTATACCGGCCTTCGGTTCCGCCGCCGGAAAGAAGAAAGTCGATAGGCCAGACGCCGGTAGGAATCTTCGTCGCGTCGATACCGTCGCCAAGCAATCGGCGCTCGATATTGTCCGACCAGTCCTTCGCGATTCCTTTGATGTCCATCCGTTTTTTCGACAAAGAGTTCGCCAGGGTCGACGATTCGTCCGAAAAATTCCGTATGACTACGTCGCCGTTTTGCTCGTCCATCGCTTGGCCGATAAGTCTTTGTGAAGCCTGAATTACAAGCCTTCGGACGTATGCGCTCCGAACGCGCGGCGCCCATATTCCGAACTCGGTTTCGGGCGAAACGGACTTGAAATGAAGGTCCAAGATGTATCGTTTAAGCGGTTGACCATGCACCATGACTGGTCCGTACTGCTTTTCGATGCGCCAAGGCACATCGCCCATAATGATGTCATTCTCAACGCCTTCGGAAACCGCTTCGCAAATCGCCGACCAGATTCGGCGATTGTCTTCGTACCAGAAAAAATTTCGCGTAATGGTTTCGGCGAACACGAGTACCGGATTTTTTAAGACTGCGGACAACAAACGCTCTTCGGCTTCGCGGTCCATTGGTAGTTCTGTGAGTTCCATGTTTTGTCCTTCGTTGGTCAGTCATCGACCAGGTTCCACAAATCGCTCGGTTCGCCGAAGCCGTCAACTCAACTCGCGTTCCAGCCTATCAACCAAAGCTTGCTTTTCGTCGTCGATTGGCATTCCAAGCTTTACGAAGTCCCGATATTGCTTGGCAAGATTCCGCTCGCCGGACGTCAAAGGTTTATGCGCAGTTTGTTGTTCAACGCCTGCGGACTGGTTTTCCAGGACCTTCGCGAAGTATGCGAACGACGGTTTGTTCGACTTCGATGTCGCATCGAATGCCGATTCGATTTGGTCCCGAGTATGGTTTTGCAGGACTTCGAGCGTTCGGTATGGCGGATGCGATATGTTGACTCCGTAAAGTCGTTTGATGGACATCGCTTCGAACTCTGGAAATGTCATGGCCATGTTTTTAGTAGTAGTAGCTCTACTCTGTTTTTCTTGTTCTTTTTTAGACGCGCGCGCGAGAGGCACCTGAACGCTAGATTCTGCGCGGCTTTCCGAAGGCTCAACCGGACGTACACTTTCTGTACTACCGGTCGATTCTTCGTAAGTCGTTGATTCGACGACCGAAAGGCACGATTCAACCGGACGTACACTTTCTGTACTACCGGTCGATTCAACCGGACGTACACTTTCTGTACTACCGGTCGATTCATGAATTATCCAAGCGACGTCGCCGAAGGTTCCGTCGTCGTTGCGTATTTGTTCTTTTTCCAACCATCCGGCCTTTTGAAGTTCGACCATCGACTTTCGTAACGCGTGATGTCCGATGTTTGCGAACGTTTGAAGCTCTGCGCGTGTCCATTGGTAGTCGTCCGAAAAGCCGCGGATAAGAATCCAAACGAGCTTTGCATTCGCGGAAAGGTCGGCCGACCTGGTTAGCTCGTGCGGCGCCGAAGTCCAGAACCGTTGTATGGTCCGGCCTCGCTTCGTGCGATTGATGTCCGTTGCGCTCGCTTGCGCTGTACTGATTGTGCTCATGGTGTGTCTTGTGTAATGTGTGCTTGTCGTGATTTACGACGGATGTTCATTCCGTCGTTGTCCTGGTCATGACCAAACCGAGGCGACCATGCAGGCCGCGCTCGGTTTTTTTATGCGTTTTTGGCGGCGGCGGCTTCCAGTTTTGCAACCGTCGATTGAATGCTTTCAAGGTTACGCCTGGAAGGCGCGTGGACGCCGGAGCACCATCGCGACAACGAAACCGGACTTACTCCGACCAAGTCCGCAAGCTGCGATTGTGTGAAGCCGCAGGCGCAGGCGCGAACGCAGAGCGACTTGATGGTCGCGCTATCGTCTTCGGTATCTGGAAACCCTTCGGCGACTGCTTCGAGAGCCGTTAAATCTTTGTCTTCCATCGTAATCTCTTCCGAAATGAAAATGAGTTGAATGTTCGTAACGCCAGACCGGCGCAGGCTATCGCCAAGCTCTTTGATGTTTGGAAGCCCGAGCGATTCAGCGTGTCGCATGAACTTCGCGCGGAGCTTGGCTTGTCGTTTGGTCGTAAGCATTAGAATTCCTCGTCTGTAGGCGCATATCTGTCGATATATCTGCGAAGGGTATCGTAACGGTCCGGCTCGTCGACCGCCAAAATCTTATTGGCGATATTTTGCATACGGTCGGCCGAGATATTTTCGAACGGCGTGTCGAGATTCTTCGAAATCGCTTCCTTTAAGCGGTCGACGTCTTCGTCGGCGACGATGTCAGAGACGACCGCGAACGCTTTGTCGAACCTTTTTGATTCTTCGTCTGGCGATTCTTCCGGGGCCGGCTCGGTCTTTTCTGGCGTCTTAGGCTTCGCCGTTTGCGCCTGGTTTGAATTCTGACGACTCGGACCGGCATTCGGTCGTGTTCGTCCGTTCGATTCATTACGGGCGGTTTGACGCGGCCGGTATGCTTCGCGCTCGATGGTTTCACCATCAGGGTCTACATCGCCGCCGAGTAGCAACGTTTTTTGGAGGCATTGTTTTAGCGCGGCCGTATACGCCTTCGTGTAAGCTTTGTCGGACGAATCAAGCCCTTCGCCGTACCATTTCGTCGTAATGAACTCGCCCGATTCTGCGGCCGTAAACATGACATCAAGCCGGACGACGACGCGAAATTGTTTCCCGACTTGCGGATACTCTACGACCTCCGCGACGTTCGGAAAGATGGCGACGCCGGCGCCAGAAAGCACGTTCCGAGCTTCGCGCATGAATTGTTGAATCGTATAATAAGCGTAATGTTGATGCGTGTTTTTGCCTTCCGGTTTCTGGTCCTTCACTGCGGCCGAAGCCCGCGCCATACGTCCGACAAGGTCGGTTATTGATTCGGAGCGTTCCATTGTGTGTCCTGGTCCTTTGGCCGGCGACATGCCGACACGCAAAAAGCCGCGCGGCTTGTAAGCGGCGCGGCGATTGTGAAGTCGGTCGGACTGGTTAGAACTTGAAAAACACTTCACGCGATGGCGACATCGAAACGAATTCCGCGTCGTCGAAGCGAAACGCGATTGTGTCGTGCGTCTTCGACGGAATAACGCCGACGAATTCGCCGCAGACTGCGACTTTGATTCCATACGGAAGTTCGGACGTTCGACGGACCGTTCGACGAGCGTAAAGCTCGCCGCCGACGACTTCGAATACGAACTTGACGACATCGGAGCCGCCAAGCGTTCCGACGCCGCCTTCGTCATACAGCGAGTCGGCGATGGCGTTGATGTCCGCCGAAGTCAAAGGAGCATCAAAGTTGATTGTGTGATTGTTGAAGAGTGTAACGTTCATGGTGTGTCCTTTCGTCCAACGTTCATCGTCGCGACAAGACAAACGTTAATTGCGAAACGTTAACGCGTCAACCTCTTTTCTTCGGTTCCATGCCGATTGATGCCATACGTTCCAGAATACAAGCGCAGTAAGCCGGAACAAGTTCGACCGAATACGAACGGCGACCGATTGACCATGCGGCTTCGAACGTCGTTCCGGAGCCGGCGAAAGGGTCGACGACGACATCGCCAGGCGCCGAAGAAAGTTCCAACATGTACGCGACCAGAGCGACCGGCTTCATGGTCGGATGGACCTTCGACGACGTCGGACGGTCGAAGTTAAAGAGGCTCGATTGCTTCCGGTCGCCGTAATATCGATGCGAAGCGCCCGGCGTCCATCCGTACCAAATCGGCTCGTGTTGATAATGGAAATCGCTTCGGCCTGCGACGAATGAATTTTTCGCCCATACAAGCGACTGACGCCAAAGTCCGCGCGCTTCGAGCACCGCGCCGAACACGACGGACAATGGACCTTGCGGACCGAAGACGTACCAACCGGAACCAGGCTCGGAACGTGTCAACACGTTGTCGAAGACGCGCTCGAGCATCGTACGAAGCTCAAGCGGCGAAAAATCATCAGACTCGATTTCGCTTCGTTTCCGCATTTTACCTTCGTACGAAACGCCGTACGGCGCGTCGGCGACAACGCAGAAAAAACGCTCGTCGATATGGCCGAACGATTCCGGTTGCATCGAGTCGCCGCAAACGACGACGTGTCCGTCGCATTCCCAAACGTCGCCGCGCTTTACGTTCCATTTCCGCTGGAAGGCGTCGGCCTCGTCCATGTTCGGCTCGCGACGGCTTAGTTTTTCCTGCGTTTTGAACTTCGCCAGGACTGCGCGGAAGTCGTCATCGTTGAAGCCGGTTCCGGACAAGCTTTCGAACGATTCAAGCGTCGAAATCAATTGCGCATAATTCCAAGTCGCAAGCTCGGCGGTTCGATTGTCGGCGATTGCATACGCCGCGGCCGTCGTGTCGTCTTCGCGAATTTCAAGCGCGGCGACATGCGTTCATTTCAAAGACAACGCCGCCTCGATGGTTCCGTTACCCTTTCGCACGATGGCGCGGCCGTCTTCCGTCCTTTGGTAAACGATTGGCGTTCGTTGGCCGTACGCTTTAAGACTGCGCGCGATTTCTTCGATATTTCGGCCGCTATGCAATCGCGCGTTCGTCGGGTCCAACGTCAAGGCGTCAATCTTTACGACGAGCGGTTGTAAGTCGCGATGCACTGAATAGGTTCGGCCTTTGGCCGTTTCGTTGATGATGTCCATTTAAAACCGCCAAACGTGAAAGGCTACAACGCCGAACGCCAAAACGCCGCCGGCGGCGGCTTCAAAGCCGCAAAGATAAGGGTCGGCTCCGGACGTCCAGCAAACGGCCGACGTCGTCATCAAGATTCCGGCGCCAAGGGCGAAGACGTTCGCGACGATTCCGACGGCGGCGTCGGTCTTTCGTGCCTGGTTGAGCCTTGCGATTTCTTCGGCGTCTTTGCGCGCCTGCGTCGCGGCGGTTGCGAGCGCGGTTTCGATGGCGAAGAGCTTTCCGGTCGATTCGTCGAACGACTGGCGACATCGGTCGGCGAGAGCGCGCTGCGTTCTGAATTGCTTCGCCTGGTCCGCGTCTTCTTTGCAGAATGCTTCAATTTCCTTTTGAAGCTCCGCCGGCGTTAGGTGTATCAGCTTGTGCGGCGCGGTATTTTCTAAGCTCTGCGCGTGCGCGGTCGAGCCTATCGCCGCCAGGGTCAGCAGGGTTAGAAGGGTCAAAATTAGCGGCTTCATCGATTGTCCTTTGTTCGGCCGACATGTCCGACGACGCTCCATGTTGCGTGTCGGCCATCGGCGTTGATGGTCGCGGTTCCGGAAGTCTAAGCCGGTTCCGCCGCGTCATCGTAAACGAAGAAATCCAAATCGCCAAAAAGCCAATTGCGGCGAAACATAATGCTATGATTTCACCCATGACTCGCCTCGCTATCGTTTGCAATCTTTTGAACCTGGACACGTAACACTTCGATTTCCATTTCGTAACGCGCTTCGCGTTGTTTTTGCTCTGCCTCTCTTGCGACTTCGCGCGCTTCGAGCTTCGCATTCAGGACATGAAGCTCGGCGTTTTCTTCTCTGACCTCTTCGAGCGCGATTTCAAGTTTAACCATGCGCTCGGAAATCGAAGTGTAATACTGGCGGACGATTGCGGCTTCGTTTTCGCGACCCTTCCCGATGAACGTCCAAAGTCCGCCAAGTCCGCCGGCGCCGAATATAACGCCGAGCGCGCCAGTAATTACGGTTTCTGACATGTCCATCATTCGCATCCTTTCGTGTAACGGCCGGGCGGCATACTTTCGCAACCGCCGAAGCAAATTCCGCCTTGTTCCATAAATTGATGATGGTTCGCGATGTTCGGCCGATACCTGGTCAACGCCACGTGAACAAATTCGTGCGACAAGACTTGTTCAAGCTTCCAGGCTTCGCGTTCGGCCGACACTTCAATCGTCGAACCGCGCGTTTCGCCCTTCGCATTCAAATCGTGCGAAGCTTTGACGACGACGCCGGCGAAAGGGTCGCGCGGAAGCTCGAAGCCAAGCCCGAGGCAAATCGCGGCGCCTTCGGCCGCATTTTGAACGACATCATGTGGAACGCCGAGCACAGAGACTCCGTTCACCGCGTCTGGCCGACTCGCACACGAAGCCAGAAATAAAAAAAGAATGAAATGTTTCACGTTGAAAGCTCCAAGCAAAGAGCGTCAGAAAGTGCGACGTTATACAGGCGAGGCTCTTTTATAATCCCGGCCAATCCGCCGATGAAATTCGCGTTAGTCCCGCCAAAATTACAAGCGTTAGGCGCGGCCAATCCTGCGCCAGTGAATATTAAAGGCGTATATGCAACGCCGTTATACCATGCAGCGATTTCATTCGTTGAATGATTCCAGCGGATGCAAAGCGAATTTATCGACCCGTCCAAATCTTGCGGAATCGTAATAGTTTTCAAGTCTGGCGCGTTATTATTGTAAACTCGGACCAAAATGTTAGCGCCTGATGTGTAGACGGAAATATAATTGCTAGGCGACGAAAATACGCCAAAAATACCGTCAAGGCTTGCGTTTACCGAAAACTTAACCGCCATAGTGAACGACGTTGTCAAGAAATTAATAATAGGCGCGGGCAACGATTGCGAGCCATTTAACGTCACACTGTCTCGGTTGTATGCGGTAGGCGCGGCCGTTGCGATTGAATGGTTCTGATTGCCTGATACGTCGATGAATTGCGTTCCGGCTTTTTCCCATAACGGCAAGTGGAAGATACAATTTTCCTGCAACGCGGGACGTCCAAGCCAATCGTGCGACCGGCCGCCGCTTCGTTGCTTAAATATTTCATAAATAGTTTCATCCGAAACCGCCCCGTCAATTAATCCACTCATCCGATGAATTCCGAAAGCCGGATTGGTTGGACTTACTAAATTGTAATCACCTACGCCATACAGACGGTTCGCGGTGCCTGGAATTGCGCCATTCGTGAATGCGAGTGTGGCGAATTTGATTCCATTCTCAAAGAAATCGACCGTGCCTTCGGCACCATTGGCGCGCATAAAAAACATAGCCTCATTGCCTGAGGACATAACGCGCGCCGTGTTTCTTGTGGCGCCATCAAAGGCCCCAATAATTCCGGCTTGAATCCAGAAAATACGCCTTACGTCGAAAGATGAAACCGAGTCGATAGCCTCCCAAATGCGCTGTGTAGGGTTGTTTGTGTCGGGTTGGTAAATTAAAGCAACGCACCATTCACCATTGGAAGTCCCCAGCCCAACTCCGCTCGCGCGCGCAAGATTGTTTGCGACATCCCATCCAGCCTCTGCGGCCGGAAAATAGTCCGAAACGGTGTCAACGAAAGCGGACGTCCCTGCGCCTAATTTCACGAATTCAGCGTTTCCAGCTTCGTCTTTGAAATCACCATTAAAACCTAAAAGATAAATCCAATTTGCAAGCCTGAGCAAAGCATCACGCGTTGAGAACGCTGCTACATTTCGATGCGACATGATTCAACCTTCTTTTTTAATTCGTGATTCGAAAACCGCGTAAACGGTATGCGCGCCCGTTCCGGCGCCGAGTCCAAAGAAGGCCGCGGCGCCAAGCGTCGACGCTTCGACTCCGATTGTCGCGAGTACCGGTTGCGAAAGAAACAGTCCGGTAATGGCGCCAAGGGCGAGCGGAAGTCCAATTTTTCCAGCCTTTGGAATGTTCCAAATCGCGGCCGCAAGCTGCGTCAATCCGACGATGCAACCAGACCAAAGGAAACCGGCGACAAGTAACGATGCGTAATTTTCAAACATTGAGAGCCTCATAGTCGTTCGCGTAGGCGGCGAATTTCGGAATCCTGGTCGCGCCATACGTGCGCAGGTTCCATGCGTTGTCGTTTTCCGGATACAGTCCGCCGGCGTTGTACGAAGCGACGACCTGGACGCCGTCATGACCTCGGTCCATTTGAAAACGCATGTACGCCGTGCCGAGCTTGATGGAAATTTCAGGGTCGCAAAGATGGCCGAGCGAAATCGATTGTTCGACGCCGCAGAATGAAGGATGCAAATTATTCTTTTCGGCCATCATTTGCGCCGTTGAGATAAGCGTTTGCATTAATCCGGCGGAAATCCTTCGCGGCCTTTCCCAATATTTGACGAAGTTTTTTCCGTCTTCGTCGCGCATACAAGCAGGGTCGAAATGTAGCGTTTTCGGAATCCGCGTCGCTTCGATGGCAATCATTCCTGCAATCCAAGACGCCGGAACGTCAAAAATTTTAGACGCGGAGTCGATATGCTTTCCGAAGTCCGACCGAAGCGTCGACATCGATGTCGGGTCGCCTTTGGTACGAAGCATCGTCATTTCAGAAACCGAGCCGGCTTTGAATGTTCCGGACGGAAGCTCGGCGCCGCGGACGTCCAAGAATATTCGGTTACGTTCGTCGATTGCCCATCCGTTTTTTCCATTTGAATTTACTTTCATCTTTAAACCTCTCTGTATCTGAAAAACGAACCGGCGGCGTAAGTGACGTAACTTGCCGCAACTTCGCTAGCGAGAGCCATTTGCAAGGTTCCGGAAGGCGACGCGCCGGAAATTAAAAGGCCGTTGACCTGGACAAGATGCGGAAGGGTCGTCGGCGCCGCGGTCGAACCTGATCTTTGCTCGGTCGCCCCGAATAAATTCCGCAAGGCCGAAGCGGATACCGTACTAGGTGTAACGACCTCGGCTCCACACGCAATCGTTCCGCCCATCGCTAAATAACCAGGACGAACGCCGGTCGATGCCGAGGAACATATCGCGAGCGCGCGAACTTCGAACTCATACGTCTTGTTCGCCAATGGAACGAATGACCATCCGGTTATTGCAGCTTGTGCCTTCGTGTTTACGCTGAAATTCGAAGCAAGCTTGATAGTCGTCCAAGGGTCGGAACCGCCTGCGGCCGAGCCTGGTTCCCATTCGCCGGACGTTCCGTTATATACCAACACTTCGCCATTCGACGGCGTCGAAGAAAGGTTGATTTTTACGGACTTATCCGGCGGCGCGATTTGCAAAAAGCTCATGGCGTCGCCTTTTTAAGATAGCGTTAAGGCTACTTTCGAAGTCGCGCCGGAGCCGTTTCCGGACCATTGGATTTTGAATTGATTCGGACCGCTAATAAGCGAGGCGAGCGGAACCTGCTCCCATGCGGAAGAGCCTGCGGTTGCAACAAGCGTTTTTAGCGCCTTCCAAGCGCCGATGATTTCGGTTCCACTTGAATCGCGAAGTAGAATCCGACCATACAAAACAGCCGTTACGTCGACCGTTACGGCTTCGACGTAGAGCGTTGCATCGATTTGATGTCCGCCGAAAATGATTCCGGCCGAGCCGAGCGTCATGATTTGCGTTTCAGTCGCCGGCGCGGCGCCTTCGTGGATATGTCGGCTCGTTGCTGGAAGCGTACCGCCGCCAATTGATTGCGTTAATGATGGCATTTTGAGTCCTTATAAGGTGCGTGCGGCTTTCAAAAGGTAGCAGGCTTGACACTCGCGTCAAGGCGCGGCCGTAGGTATGTCGCCGGCCGAAATGAATTCCTGATATATATCGAGCGCATACATCTTGCCGGTTCCGGCGCCTGTATTGTAAGCCCGTGCGGAAAGTTGAAGCGCCATAACCGCAAGTTCGTTCGCCGCGCTTCCGTTTTCATGGACTCCGGCCCAAGTCGTCGAAAACACGGCTTCCGACCAAACATTCGAAGTCGATGCGATGGTCGCGTACGAATATGCAAACGTCGAAACCGACGTCGGCCGCGAAAATCGCCAAGGCAAAACGCGAAGATATATGTTCGCGCCGAAGAGCCGAATTTTTGTCCGCATCGTTCCTGCACGTCGCGGCGTTACGAACGTCGGAAAGAGCGTGTCAAGACTTCGTGCGCTCGATGCGCTTGCGGTCGTGTAAGTGATGCCGGAGACCTCGTAAGCAGGGTCGAAGACGTAACCACAATGCCTCATTCCAGAACGCGAAAAGCGATGATTCAGGCTTTCCGCGATTGTGTCGTAAAACGAATAACGTATCGGCCGGCCGGCGGCGCCATCGAGCACGGCCGAAGCCGTTCGCACTGAATTTCTAACCGTCATTTCGCGACCTCGTAACCATCGACTCCGACCATCAAGAGCCGAAGGTTCGCCGTTGAATTGTTCGTCGTCATGCCATATTTCGGCGTTCCAGTCCGAAGCGCCTTGATATTGAACCGGACTGAAATGTCAGGAACCATCGTCGACAAGTCCAGGCGGAACGAAAACGGCGTCAACAAGCCGAAGTCGTCCGAGCGAAGTTGACCCTCTTTATACGTCAAGCCGTAGTCGCGACCAGAATAACCGAATTTCGACCAGTATTGTTGTTGAAGCGCCAAATAGACGCCGGACATATCAGTCGGAAGATGCGAATAAGTGACGACTCGAGCGTCGGAATCGACGACGGTCGCGGCCGACCAATTTGCATCGCCGTCCGCAAGCTGCGAAGCCGTCGCCGTCATGGTCCATTCGCAAGACGTCGCGTTTTTCTGCAAGTCTTCGAATGTATTTATGGAAAAAAAGCTTTGCGCAAGATGAACGGAAAGGACGAATCCGCGGATTTCGATGTCGGAACCGTTCGCGAATAAAGTCGGCGAAACGTCTTCCAGGTTGACGGCCGACACTTGGTCGCCGTCGCAATAAGTCCATCGAACGTGACCATTCCAAGTCGAAAACTCTTCTTCGGAAGTGTTCAATTTGCCTTGCGGACCTACCCATAAAAGCCGCGGCCGCTTGTGAAGTTCATTCTCGTTCCATGCGTGCTTAGTCGCAACGAGGCTCGTGTCGGACCGGCCGGCCGCGATGGCCTGAATCGGTATTTTCGCAATCGTCACTCGGTCCTCCAACGTTGCTGGAAATTCATTCCGAAAAACTGGACATATGAAATCGCCGCTTCGTCGACGTATGCGCCGGCGCCAAGTTGATTCGCGGAAAACGGCGAAACAACCATGAATGGACTCGCCATCGCGGTATCTTGCCAGAGCTTAACAGAGTCAAAATATGATTTGTTGTCGGCCGCGTCGCGTAACACGATGCAACGGACTTCGTTCGCCGCGGTCGTAATTGATGCGCCTGGAAGGCTTGTCGCAGTCCATCCGGTATCGTTCGTAAAAACATTGTTTCCAGTCAAAACGCCGACGCCGTCTTCGGTTATATTGTCGCCAATTTGCGATTGTCCGAATATTTGGCAAACCGTCCAAACCGCGTCGGTCGGCGGAACGTGAATCGGAATCGACCATCGGAACGCGTGTATTTGTCCGGCCGTGTTTGCCATCGTAAATCGAGCGCGGCCGAATCCGACGATTACGACTTCGATTTCGAAATCCAACGCAGGCGGCGAATCGGCGTTCGCGACGACGGCGAGTCCGCTTATGACAAGCTCACTTGAATCAGGGTCGATGCGAATATGGAAAGGCGGCGCGACCGTCAACCATTGAACCGACGCGTACGGCCTTGTTTTGTTCGCGACGTTGTACGTGTTGCCATTACAAGGCGGCGACCAGGCCGCAACGTCTATACCCTGCAATTGATGAAAGGCGGCGTTCGCGACTGCGGCTTCGGCGAACGAGTCCAGCGGACGTGCGGCCGTCGAACCGTTTCCGAACATGTTGTCATCGAGTCCGATGTAATAAGTACCACTGAAATCAACCATAGAAGTCACCTTGTCCATTGTAGACGCTTACCGTATCAGCGTCGTTCGCGGCGTTTTCCGCGGTTCCGAAGTATGTCCATGGTCGCGCGACGTTCGCAAGATATGCGTTAAAGTTCGCCCATCCGCCGGCGCCAATGTATGAAAGGCGGAGTACCTTTCCGACGGCCGACGCTTCGTCGATTAATCCGTTAAGCTTGACGTAATTTGCGCCGACCAAAACGACTTGAAAATTTAGCGGATTTCCAGGGTCCGGCGCGCCGGTAAGTGTGACAAGTTCGCAAGGGTCGCCGGCGCGGAAATTAGTGCAATCCGCGACGGAAAGGCCGAAGTCGGAAGCTCCTGCGCAATAAAGATAAGACGCGACACCATCGTTTCCGGCCGAAGTTACGACCATCGAAGGCGCGCGAAGCTTCGCGATTCCGCCGACGTGAAAATTAGTAAGCTCCAAAACAAGCGCATACGTTCCGTTCGCCGGTTGCCATCGTGACGAAACGACGCGGCCCGTAAAGGCTTCGGCGCCTGAATCCGCAGTCAAGTTACCGGACCGGTCGACAAGCCAAGCAAAGCGCGAATCAAGGTTCCATAATGGCAAATTGTCCGGAAGCCGCTTGATGGTCCCGAGTCCATATCGTGACGAGCCGACGGCCTTTACTTCGACCGTTATGCGCGGCGGATTTTCCGCATACAGAATCGCCAGACGCGAAAAGACTTCTTTCAATTCTCGGCCTCGGCCGGCGTCATACGCAAACATGTCGATTTCGGTCGTGTTGTTGATGCCGAGTCGTTGGCGCCGGTCGGACACGCCGTTAATCGTGACGTCTACGGACTGCGGTTCGGACCATGGACGCTCGCCGACCGCAAGCGTAAGTGCATCGCTCGGCGTCGGACCGTTTGGCGAAAACATAAGGGTCGGTTCGCCGCCTGGACGCGCGAGCTCCAATTGGTCGACGACTGCGGCGTTGTAGTCCGACACGTCGATTAATCCTGATTTCGCGAACCAGGTTCGGCCGTATTCGTCGACCGGCGACCAGAAACCAAATTGTTTAAGCAGCGAGCGGCATATCTTCCAAACGTCTTCCGGCTTTTCGGACCAGGCGAACAAAACGGTGTCGACCTTCATGTCGGCCGTCGATTCGATAAGCGTCGTTATCGAATCCAAAATACCTTGCGCAGTGAACGGAAGATGGTCGGCTCCGAACCATCGATAAAGGACGTTGAATGAAAGTAAATCCTCGGCGCTTGATTCGTCCGAAAAGAGCAACGCTGCGACGATGGTAAGCGGATGGTAAGGGTAAGGAAGAGAGCGCGTCGCCGACACTTTGGCGCCAAGGTTGGCCTCTGACCATCGGTCCGCCGTTTGCGACACGAGAAACACTTCGCGAATCGGACCGACCGCAAGCGCGCGAAGGTATCCGCCAGGCCCCGGCGAAATCATCCGGTCGGACTGCGTTTCGAATTCCGAACCAAGTAGCGCAGGAACGCCGACGAATTCAATTTCGGCGGTTCCACGCACAAGGCCGATTGTTAACGCTTCGCCGACACGCATCGCGCATGGTTTATTGTTCGATGTTGACGGCTTGAAAACGCGCGACGCGACGTCTTGAATTCCGGCGAAGAATACCGAGCCGAAAAGCTGCGACGAATCGACGTATGTTCCGTCGTCGTCCGTCTTCCGTCCTGCGAACCAAACGTCGCCAGTATTCGACAAGTCGACGGCGTCGCGGTTGATATTGTTTCCGCCTGAAAACGCCGTCGATGTCCTGGTCGCGACCGAAATAACCATCTTGTCGACGTCGATGCGGTCGACCAGTCCTTCCCAACGTTGTTTAATTGTGACGCCATCGGAAAGGACTTCGAATAATTCAACGCGCCGAAGTTCAATCGTGTTCGCGGAATTTACGGACACGAAAAGCCCGGCCGGATGCGCCTTTTTCTTCGTGCCTAACACGCCGCGAACGACGCTCAATGTTCCGCCGCCATGGTCTGTCGTTACGATGGCGCATTCGTCGCCGATGTACAGTACAGAGCCGACGGTAACGGCCGTCGTTTGCGCCATGACGATTGTCGTCGCCGTGCTACTTATCGCGCTTTGAAGGTATTTAGGATAACGCCTGGTTCGCGCTAGAAGTCGCTTCGCAAGCGTATCCGTTCGCCTGATTTGAAGCGCGGTCGACGATGCGGTTATGTCTCCGCGCAACGGTTCGCCGTTCATCGCCGCGAAGTTCGGCAGCTCAATCAAGGCCGGAATCCATTCGTAACCAGACGAAAGAAGCGCGCCGGTCGGAGCTTGGCCGTTATATATCGCCGCGCCTTTCGTGTATGTCGCAGGATTGTCGCCGTAGACGCCTTCGATAACTGCAAAAATCATAATTTTAATGCCTGTAATTTCGAACTTTGAGCCGGAATTCGGTTTCGATTGAATACACTTCGCCGTTAAGTTGACGGTCGGCCATCAAGTTACGCAATGCCTCTCTATGCGCCGGCTTTTCGAAACGTGCGATGTCGTAATCGTGCGTCGAAAACTTCAAGTCTGAAACGTCGTTGTGAACGATGATGATGTCGCCGTCGTTCGCGGTTCCGTTGAGCAGTTTTGCGCGGTTCCATACAAGCTCCGCGAAGCCGTTGCAGGTATCGCCGATTGCAACGCCTGCGGTTGCGGCGTAACCGGCTTCGAGGCAACGTTCGCCGAACACGTGTCCAGCTAAGATGCGGCCGGTTTTATACGTGCGGACGTATTCAAGCGCCGAATTTCCATAAATCATTTCGACCGCGAGCAGAGGGTCGACATCGGACGAAACGAGCTTCGGAACGATTGGAAACGAACGCTTGTCGGTAACTGCGCGGTCTTTGGCTTCCGGCCTGCAAAGCCAATCGGTCGACCTCGTGTATGGCATGGTCGCGCCATACGTTCCGCCGGCGAAAACTCCGTTAACGGTCGTTGGCGTTACGACTGAATTCGACGGATATCCGAAAAGACCTTTATCCATCGTCCATGACGCGTGCGCAAACGAAAGAGAAAACGCCGCCGTACAAGCGAGCCTAACGCCTCCGTTTGTCATTCCCGACGAAAGGGTCGGCGAAGCCGCAGAAACGGACCAGGTTCCGGATAAGCTGCCATGAGCGTTAAGTGCGGCGACGACTGCGTACCAAAAACCAGGATGCGTCGCGCTAAGTTCATCATGTCCGAAGTAGTTCCCGGCCGTAATTGAAACTTGATAATCAGTGCTCGATTGACGAACGACGAACGACCGCGCGTCGGACGGAACGTTAAAGCGAGCGAGAAACTTGTCTTGTGTATATGGCATTTTATCCGCCGAAATTCCGTTGAGCACTATTTAGCGTTTCAAGAAGCTCGCGGCCGAATTCGTCCGAACGCCGCATGAAAACGTTATTCGTGCCCATTTGCAAAATGATGTTTTGTCCGCCGCCTCCGTTCATCGCCGCAAGCTTTTCCGCAAATGCAACCGCAGTCGCTTCGCGTTCGGCCGACACGTCGAACGACTTCGCGTTCGAATACATCGAAGCCGCAGAGCCGCCGCCGCCGCCGCCTGCGGAACCGCCGCCAAACGCGCCCATTGCTTGCGCCGCAAACATACCTCCGGCGAGCGCGTGTTGACCTGCGGCCGCATAGAACGCCGGATTCTGGAACATGAAGCCAGCGCCAAGCGCCGCGGCCGCAGACGCGAACTCGAAGCCCGCGCGGATTCCGGCTTGTTCCTGGACGGAATCGCCAACGATTGACGCCATCGCTTCGCCGGCCATCGATACCGCATCAAGCGCCGCGATTGTCGCTTCGGAAGCGTCGGCGAAATTCCACTGCTTCGACGCTATTACGGCCAATTGTTTTCCGAAGGCGCCGGCCGACGTCGCGAGCTTTTCGTATTTTCGCGTTTGGACTGCGAGCGCTTCGTTCTCTTTCTGCAATTGCTCATAATGAGCCTTAGACGCCTCGTCTTTGGCTTCGGCCGCTTTTTGCGATGCTTCGGCCGCGGCGTCATCGAAGCCGGTCGCTCCGGCTTCCAGGCCGGCGCCGATTCCAGTCAATCCGCCGGCGACGGCTTCGATTCTGCGCGATTGTCCGGCCGCTTTGATTTGCGCGTCTTCGCCCGACATTTCGCCTATCGCGCCTAATTGCGACTTCGTGTTTTCCCAAAGTTCCGACGCCTTCGCCTGCGTTGCGATAAGCTCTTCGGTTGCACGTATCGACGCGTTTTGTCCGTCGATGAACGCCTTGATTCGCGCGTCTTCGGCTTCCTGCTCAATCCGCAAATAATACATGCGGTCGGCGTGTCGCTTTTCGATGGCCTTCGCTTCGCGTTCGAATTCCGTTTCGGCCTTTTTGGTCGAAGCCGTCTTCGTCGAAGCGAGCGCGTTTTCGTTTTCAAGCTTCTTTTTTTGAAGTTGGAGCTCGTGTTCGCCGAGCAATTGTTGGCGCGTCGTTTCGTCGGTTATGTTTTGAAGTTCGTCAAATTGACGTTCCTTCAAAGTCTGGATTTCCTGCTCTGCTTTTAGCTCTGCTCTTATCTTCGGATTCTTTTCCGAAAGTATCGCGATTTCGTTTGCAAGTAGGTCGGCGCGTTTTTGCGATTCGGTAAGCGTTACCGTTTCAAAAAGCCCGCGCTCGAGCCTTACCGATTCGATTTGCATCGTTGCAGTTTTGTCGATGCGCTTCATTTGCTCTTCGGCAATCCAGCCAATCAAAGAGCCGTTTTCGACCGATTCGCGAATCATCATCTTTCGCGTTTCGGCGTTGAGCTTGATTCCTTCGATTTGCGAATCGCCGGTTTTTTTGTTGATGCGTGCGGCTTCGGCCGCGGCGTCATTTGTGAAGTCTTCCAATTGCTTTCGCGATTCAGTCATCGCGGCGCCAATTGAGCGCGGCGCGGATTCCCAAATCTTGATGAACGATTCGACTTCTTTCGCGGCCGCGGTCGTTCCGTCGGCGATGGTCGCGATTCCGCCGGAAATCGGAGCGACGAAGGCGGCGCCCATCGCGGCCTTTAAACGCTCGTATGACGCTTCGAGCTTCTTATTGGCGACCTCTGCGGCCGGAAGCCCTTCCGCATATCCGACGAGCTTCTTATCTGCGATTTCAAATGCGGCGCCGGCGCGTTCCGATGCGTCGGTTATGAGCATCAATTGCTTGATTTGCGCGTCGTTCAAAAGTCCAAGCTCTTTTAATGGCGCAATGTTTCCAGTGTATGCCTCGCCGATACCCTTCGCGACTTCGCGCGCGCCTTTACCGGTAAGGTTCGCGGCGCCCATGACGCGATTCAGCCTTTCCCATGAATTCGCGCTTGAACCAGTCCGGATATTTAAATCGACGAGTATTTGTTGAAGCTCTGGAATCTTCGTACCAGTCATTTCGTAAGCACGTTCGACCGATTCGGTTATTTCATCCCATGCGTCGGCTTGCTCTTTAAGCCCTGGCGTCGTGTTTTTGATTGATTGCTGTAAGTCGGATGAAACGACCGAGTATGCGATGGAAATATCGGCGAACTCTTTGATTTTCTTCGCGCCTTCGAACGCTGCGAACGCGACGCCTGCAACCTTTCCAAGCGCCATCAAGTTAGACGTAAGGCCGCCGGACTTCGCCGAAGCGCTGGACATGCTATTTCCGACTTCGTTCGTCGCTCCGGCCGTTTCGCGGACTTCGCCTTGTACCTTATTGAGCGTTGCGGTTGCGTTGTCTTCCGCGCTTACTTCGAAGATTAAACCCTCTGACATTATCGACCTCGTCGAAGATGCGCCGTTTCCTGGTCGCAAATTGTTTTGACCTGCGAAAATCGCACGTCGTAGCGCATCAAGTCGCCGGCGTTTTCCAGATAATTGATGTAGACGTCTAACCAGTGGATAACGCGTTCATCTTCCAGGTCGACCAACCTGCAACCGGCTTCGATGCGAACGTTTTCCAAGCTGAAAACGCCGGCTTTCAACTCGTTAAGAACGCCGAGGCATTCGTCACATTCGCAACCGTACAAACATGCGCCTTCGCGAAGCCGAAGGATTTCTAATGCGATTCGGTCGTCAAAATTCCCGGTACAAGAAGAGCATTTGCATCGTGTTGATTCTGGTCCGTATCTGGCACGGACGTATTCTCTAAGCTTTTTTTTTCTTCGGCGGAAAGTCCGACGAAAACGGTTTGCGCAAGCTTGATAAGGGTAAACAAACGGTCGTCCGGAGTCGTACCAAGACGCAACAAAAGGTCGACACGAGCTTCGTCGTTCAAGTCCGACCAGTCGACCAGGCTTCCGGCCTTTCCGATGTTGTCGACGCCTACGACGAACGCCGCGATTCGTTCCGCGGCGAACATTGGAAAATCGGCATGGAACGACATCTTGAAAACATCGATGTCGCGGCTTAACCGGAAGTCCGAAGCCGCCGTCGAATACTGGACGGCTTCGAACGCGCTCGGCAATCGGTAACGGACTTGCGGCGCTCCCTTTTGTCCGCGGAATTCCGGAAGTACGAAGATGGCAATAGCGGCCAAATCAAACATGTTTATACCTCTCCAAATGTAATCAAGACTTCGTTATCGCCGGCGGTTGTATTCGCCGACAAGACGTATGGAACGTTGAAGCGTTTGAACGCGCCGTCGGATTGCATAGGTGGCGTTCCGGACATTTGCGCCTTCGGTCCGGAATAGGCGAACGAAGAAACGCCATCGTTGAACGAAAGAGCGTGCGCCTGCGCCGTTGCGGCTTGCCACTGCGCACGAAGAGAGCCGGAAGCCGCGAAGTCGGTCGACAACGCCACAGGGTCAATCGAGCCGCCAGGCGCGTTTGCACCGTCGCGGCCGAGTACGACCTCAGTTCCGACATAGGCGCCGTTGATACCCTCTTCGAATCCGACCGACCAGTTAGTCGACAAGCTCCATTGTTTGATTCTTCGGACGGTTCCGCCGAGCGTATGCGTTACCGACTTCGCACGAAGCGGAGTGACGCCGTTTCCGTATGATGTCGGCGCCGCAACGGTCGCGGCCGCTTCGTATTCCGCATAAAGGCAATTTCCGGAAACGTTCAACAAAAGTTCGCCTGCGGTCGACATGACGAATTCGGAATTTCCGCGACATCCGAGCATTTTAAGCCGGATGACTTGGCCGGAAGTCTTGTCGAAATAATGCGCATACATCGCGTAAGAAAGATGGCCAAACGACTTCAAATTGTAAGCCGCCGACAAATTGTTCGCGAGAAGCGTTCCAGTCAAAACGGCGTTATATCCGGAGCCGACCAAAAACGGATGAACGCCAGGCGTTCCGGCGTCGGCTTGTTTGATTCCGCCGACGCCGACGGTGAAAGAGAATCCGATGGAATGCGGGACGACGCCATGTTCGACACGACTTTGCGAATGCCAAAGGCGTGCGGCCGGAACGACGCGGTTATCGATTGTAATCGAAACGTCGCCGCGCAGGTCGGTCCCTTCCGTCGGTACAGGGTCGACTCCATATGTCGCTTCGGCTTTCGAAAGCAGCGCGAAACATGTTGAATCAATTTGATTTGGCATTTTTTAACCTCTGGTCGACCGGCCTATGTATGCGCCGGAAATAATTGTTGTGAATAGACCCGAAATTGACACTCGGCGACGCCGAGCAGTCCATAACTTGATTCGGATATTTTAAATTCGGCCTGGTCCGATGTCCGTTGAATCGGCATGTTTGCGCGACAAGCTTCGTTTCCGAAGAGTCGCGCAAAGCAGGTATGCGCCAACGCGCCGGCGTAATACGAAGCGCGGTAACGAAGGATTTCCTCTTCGCGACATACGTCGCCGTCGATGGTCAATTCAGCCTGCGGCGCAACGCCGAAAACCATCGTAACCGCGAAGTCTTGTTCGCATTGCCATACGAAGCCGTCGGCGAGCGCATTCGACGCGTTTCCAATTTGTCGAACCGGCGAAGTCGGAAGGATGTACCCGATGTTATATCCGACGTCCTTATACGCGTCGTTCGTAGGTCCGCTTTGAATATACCAATCGTCCGGAGCCGGAAGGTAAACGCCAGGAACGACATGCGCGCCGGTTCCGGTATGGTCGGCGGTTAAGTCGTAAAGCGACGTCAAGTCGGCCGCAAACGACGAATCAAGCGCAGACTTGATAAAGCGAAGAGCCGCGGTTTCTGCGACGTGTTGTGGAATATAGTTCGCCATCAAGTGACCCTTGCTCTTCGAAGCGTGTTCGCGCCTATCCTGGAAACGATTCCGCGCTGAATCGTCGTAATCATCAATTTCTTTTGCTGGTCCGTCATCGCCAACATTTTTCGACCAGGATAGCTTTCGCCAAACGGTCCGACGCCGCCTTCGTTCAACCTTGCGGCGTATTTCAGGCGAGTTCCAAACTGCGCCGACTTTCCGGAAGTCTTCCAAACATGGTCGACGTCGGTTTTGTCGACAAGCGATGGAAACAATCGCTCAAACGGTCCGCCTTTCTGCCATCGCAAAACGTCAAGATGTCCGACGAGCGCGATTTTATAGGCGGTATATTTCGGCTCCTTATCGTACGAAGCCCATGGTTTCCCGCCATGCCGACCAGACGTCGCGAATTGCGATTTCATATGGTCCAACATGAACGGATGTAAATCCTCGTCGAACACGTCGCGCAAATCGCCGATGACTTCGGCCGCAAGTCCGATTTTGCGCGAAACGGCTTGTTCGCCGCGCACGCCTATTCGAAGGTCTACAAGGTTCATTTCTTCTTGGCCTTCGAAGTTTCCGCCGCAGGTTCCGAAGTTTCCGCCGCAGGTTCCGGAGTTTCCGCCGCAGGTTCCGGCTTCGGCCGAATCGCGCCGATACCTTCCAGGGTCCGATAGTCTTCGGACTTCGTATCGAGTTCGATTTCGGAGCCGATGTCGTGTCCGAGCGCAGTCATATTCATGATAAAAAGCGTTTTCATATTACCAACCTTTGAAGCCGTCGCCGTTTCGTGATTCGGCGAATGTTTTTTTGTAAGGGTCGCTCGTATTGACGTTCGTCACGATTCCAGATTGAACGCCGCCGGTTTCGACCGGAGTCTTTCGCGCGTCGGCCTTCGCGGAAGCGAATTCAGCGGCCGCGGCGCGGTATTGTTCCAAATGATTCAAGCGTTCGTAACATCGCGATTTTGCGAACGCCAGGACTCCGCGCGCGAAAGTCGTCAATGCGACGTCGCCAGATACCGAGGCACCGATGGAATCGAACACGCCTTGCATGATATTGGCGCCCTCGGTAATCCATTCGGATATTTTGGTAAGCGTAATGTTCGTCGCAAGCCCGGCTTTGATGTTGCGGACGTCAACGCCTGCAAGCTCGTCGAGTACATTGTCGGATGTCACTCCGTGCGCGGTTGCCATCATTTCGCCTTGCGCGGACGTCCGCGACGTTTGACGACCGGCTCTTCGTCGTCGGCTTCCACTTCGCCGGCGTCGTCTGTATCGGCCTTAAATTCGCTCGTATCAGGCTCGTCGGAATCGCCTTCGCCATCATCGGCGGAAGGCTCGTCGGCGCCGCCTTCGGCTTCGTCGGAAGTTTCGGCGCCATCTTTCGAATCGCCGTCGATATCTTGTTCGCCGTCTTCGTTATCGATTGAAGCGCCTTTGTTATCGTCTTCGTTCGCATCGTCGTCGCCTTCGGCCTGGTCGCCTTCGTCGTAGTCTTCGTCGTCTGGTCCGATGTCGGCCGGAACGTATTCGACATCGTACAGCGCCGCCTTCGCAAACGCTTCGCCGTCGATGATTTCCATCGCGTACGGTCCGTCGCATGGTCCGTAAAGAGCGACCATCCGCGCGACTGCGTCAGTAAGGATTTTCGGAATTTCAAAACGTTGGCCGATTCCTTTGTCGTCGACGACCGTCAACCAATCCCAATGCGACCTCGGCTCGTACCAGTCACGCGGCGCCCAAAATGCCGAGCCGGCCGCGATGCTTACGCCGGACGGCGATTCCAGAGCCGAAAGCTCGCGACCTCCGAAGTTCATCCGGTCTTTGATGTTTTCAGGCTTCGAAAAAAGTAACATGCACTCTCCTTGGAATTCGAAACGCCGCACGGCCGCTATTACGTGCGACGCTTCACGGCGACGAATCGCCGTATTTGATAAAGCAGACCGGTCGGAATCGAACCGACGAACCAGGCGCCGATGCACTGGTCCAAACCCTTCGGCCTTTGCGTATTACGCGATACCCTGAATCAAGCAACCCTGCGAAGCTTCGCCACGTGCGAACGTAAGGTATCGAACCGACTCGCCCACGACGATGTCTTTGCGTTCGTCCGCGTAAATCGCGGCTTTACGAAGCTTCGTGTTTTCGACGCACTTCATTTGCTCGGAATTTCCTACCCATGCGACCGAGTCAAACGTTCGCGCGAACACGGCCGTTTGCATTGGATTGGCGGAATTATACGAAGTGTTGTCGATGACGACGTTACGAATGAAGTCGTAATGACGCTGAATGACGCCGGCGAGCTCCTGGAAGGAAACGCGACCGTCGACGGCGTTAAAGTTCGCGATGCGTGCTTTGATGCTCGGGAGCGATGCAAGCAGTCGCGCGAAGTTCAGGCCGAGCCAAATCGTGTCCGGATTTCCGACTTTGTCGCAAGCCGCATCAAGGTCCTTCAATGGACGTGCGTTCGTTTCGTCGGCCCATGCGGCGGTAACGGTAATCGTTCCATTGATTGTCACGCCATTGAGGGTCGTGTTCGTCAAGTAGTCCTTACCGTCAACGTCGATGGCGAACGCCGTCTTTCGAACGGCTTGTTTCAGCGTCAAAGCCGCCAAGTCTTCGCCGGAATTTTCTTCCATGGCGTCGATTGCTGCAATATGGACCGAGCCGGCCTTCGCATACTTGGACACGATTTGAAAGGGCATGGACGCAAGTTCCATATCTTCGACTTCGGCTTCGGCTTTAAGGCCGACTTTCGTCTTTTCCTTCAATTGACCGAGTTCGTACTTCGACGGAACGTACGGAAGCGAGCCGGAAAGTTGGCGCGTGTTCTGGACGCCGAACACTTGTTCGAAAAGCGAGATTTCGCTTCCGATTAGGCCGTGGTGGATTTTGTCCCGAAAAACGGGCGAGATAGTTGGAAGAGAAAAACCGGACATATTTTTAAACCTGCAAAGCGGCGTGTTTGTTGTTTTCTACACTATGAAATCAACCCTCGCGATTAGGCGAAAGTGATAGCCTTTTGATGCGCTGCGCCTGCGACGCCGATTGGCGTAAGCATGACGCGAAGCGATGCGGTCGACGAGCCAGAGACGTCGGTAACAGTCAAGACGGCCGCGCCTGCGTCGGAAGTCCTGAAAGTCAATTGACCCTGCGCCGTGGTGGAGATTGCGGTTCCGCCGCCGGAAACGGCCATCGTGTAAGCCGCCGACAATGCAATCGCGCCGGTCGCATTCAAAATCAAATGCGCCTGGTACTGAAACGAGCCTTTAAGGTTCGTCTGCAAGGTCAAGGCGATAGCGTTTGCAGCTTCGGTTCCGACCGTCGATTCGACGTTCAACGGCGTTTGGCCGAGAAACGCGTAATACGAATCGCCATCGGCCGCGGCCGCAGTCAAAGCGATTCCGATAACGTTAAAGCTCGCGACGCCAGACGTCGCCGCCTGCGTCTTTCCGCCTGCGGCCGGAGCGATTGGCGATTGAGCCGGGATCGCGCCCGACGCAATCAGTCGATGCAAGCCGAACGGCGCATGAAGCGTTTGCACCTTGCGCGCCAATTGGTCGGCGGTAACGACTTCGTCGGTTACGCCAAGAACCTGCGCGGTTCCGTTTGCGGTAAGGGCGAACGTGTCCGCCGTCGAAGTAAGTCCGACAAGTAGCATCGCAGTAAGCGACACGGTCGAAAGCTTTGCGAAGTTGATTGGCTGTACCATTTTTAAACTCTCTGATTTAAGCGGCGTTTTTGTTGTTGTTCTGGTTTCGGTTTGGCCGATTAGGCCGACAATTGACGAGCGCGGCGCGCGATGGCGCGGATGTCCGCACCCTTACCGAGTTCGGCTTCGGCCTTCGCCCATGCGGCCTCTTCCGAAAGCTTCGTCGGGTCGCCTGCTTTGAAGCCGGTTCCGGCGCCATACATCGAAACCGCAGTCGTTCGAACCTTCGAAGCTGCAACCTGGACGCCTTCGATTGCTGTCAGCCGGCTTCCGATTTTGGCAAGCTCGGCAAGAACCGCCGACTGGTTGTCGCTTGCTGCGACGGCCAAAGGCGCAACCGGCGCCGCAGGAACGACCGCAGGAGCGACCGCAGGAACGACCGCAGGAACGTCGCCGGCTTCGACGCCGTCGCCGTCGCCTTCGCCTTCCGCTGGTTTCTTTTCGGCGACCATCGCTTCAAGCGCGTTCATGCGTTCCACGATTGGAAGCATTGCGGTTTCAAAGGATTGGTCGAACAATTGTTTGATTTCTTCGGGTGTCATTTTGACCTCGGGTCGTTTCGGGTCGTCCGCAAGTCGCAAACCGACCCGCTTCAAAACCTCGTTGTCTACAGTGGAAAAAACCGGAAAATCTTTGACCATCGGCTTGATGGTTTCGGACAATTCCAGGATGAAAGGCTCGTATGTGATGTCGGTTTGCGGGTCGGTATACGTTGGCAATGTATGGATTGACACGTGCTCGAGCGTCTTGTCCAGGATTGCGGCGAACGCATGGTCGCGCCAATCGACTTTAAGGAATAGCGTCCAGCGTGCGGCCGGACCGTCGGCCGAAAGGGTCGTCGCGTCATACATCCTTATTTCGGCGTCCAGGATGTCGCCGGAACGCCGACCGGTCGGAGCCGTCGTATGTTGCAAGTCGTCGGCGAAATCCGAAATCATATGCTCAATAATGACTGGTCGCCGGTACATGATGCCAAGCTCGGCCAAGTCGGCGTAATACTTCCGAAGCGAATCGCGAAGCCCGCGCATATATTCGAAGGTCATTTCGGCGCGCTCGCCGGACTTCGCAACGAGCTCTTGTTTCGCGATAACTGGCAACCATTGAAGATTTCCTGCCGGCGCGAACGCTTTGATTTCCGCTGAAAACGTATTCATTAAAGCAACCTCGCCAACGCATCGGCGTAACCGTCTTCGTCTGGCAAAATGAAAGTGAAAATACATCGACAACGGTCGCCGCCGGCGCATTTGTTCGGCGGCGAAATGTTGAAGTAAGCCCGCGAACCGAACTTGACGCGTGCGCCATCAAGCGCGGCGCATTGAGCACAAGTGTTCTGGTCCATGACGGCCGAGCGTTCCGCGATGACGTTCGTCGAGATTCCGAGCGTCGCGGCGCGTTCGATTACTTCCGTCATCATCGCCTCGCGTCCAAGATTTAATGCGGTCGACGTAACCTTCGACGCCGCCGACGCGATGGTCGATTCGGCGAGCTTCGGAATTCCGATGTTCGCTTCGCCGCGCGCAAATTGAACGAATTTTTCGGCGATAAGCCCTTCGGACCTTTGAACGATTTCGTTCGCGACAAGCTGAATGCGAAGGGTAAGCGCCGCAGAGTCGACAAGTAGTTCGACGCCATCGGCGTTGACGGCGTGTCCAAGTTGGTCGCCAAGCGTTTGCGCTCCATACCGCATCGTCGCGACGGCCGAACCTTGCGCGGCCGCTAAGATGGCCGATTGAAGCGTCGGTCGAAGCTGCTCAAACGTCGCGAAAAGAAATTCGACGTTGATTTCGTTCGTCCTGCGCTGGACGTCCAGAGCGTCGGTAACGCGCTTCGTCCATGCGGCGACGGCCGACGTCATCAAGTCCGACATCTTCGCGTCGAACCTATCGAGCGACTTCGATACTGCTATCGGGTCGATGTCCGAAAGTCTGAAAGCCGCTTGAATTGAAGTCGCCGGCGCAGGTAACGCGAGCGGCGCCCCTGCGGCCGGCGGTTCAACCCTGGCGGAAGTCTGCGGCGGTTCATCCTGCGGCGTCGGCGGCGGAAGCTTCAAGCGCTCGTGCATGTATACGCGAACTTCGTAATTTGCGTCGACCAGGCCGGCCGCGCTCGCTGCGATGATTTTTTCGGTTCCGATGGAATCGTCGAAGCCGGTAAGACTGAATTCGATTTCAGGATACAGACCAGGAACCGGAACGCCGGCGAAGGCGTTGTCGACCATCTTCGGAATGATTCCGGTCGTCCGGCGATTGTCGGCGCCGTTCAAATTGTCCGAAATCCATTTGGCGATTCGCGGCGCGAAACCGGTTGCGTCGGACGATGCGGATTCACGAGCCGCAAACGAACCGGCTTGGCCGACGGCGATAAGCGAAGACTCGCCGACCAGGATTTCGTTGATGCGTTCCAGCGCGAACCGCTTCATTCCGTCGAACGATGGAATTCCGCCGGTCGCGCCTGATACCGAAATCGACACGCCGTCCGGAAGTTGAATGATAGGATTTTCGGCGGCGATTGCGGCGGCAATGACCTCGGTAAGCTTTTCGACGTCTTCCTTTTTGCCAGCGTTTTCGCCAGGCTTGCGCGATACCCAAACATACGGCGAGCCGAATTTTTCGTTAACGATTGCTTCGAGCCGCGACGCCATTTGCAGGATTTCCCACCATACGACGACCGAGCGCGCATATCCGTTGCCTTCAGGGTCTAAGCCGACCTCATCCCATGAAAAAATGGACATATGCGAAGCGTCGACGACCTTTTTGTCGGTTCCGCCGGCGCCATACATCGAAACCGCGACGATTGATTCGTCGGAGTCGACGAAGTAACGGTCGATGTTCGACGGCCAAATGTATTGAAGTCGACGAAGTAACGCCGGATTCCCAGGCGTCGGCGGCGCGTAAAGTTCGACGAACGGCGAAAAGCCCTGAATCAAGCCGAGCGAAGCCTCGTGAATGAATTTCGAAAAGCCGCCTTCAAGCCCGCGCATCAAACGACGCTCGGCGAACTTGGATTGACGCAGATACATCGTGCGCGCCTGGTCCAACGTCATTCCGCGCGGAATATCGTCGGCCGTTATTTCCGGCGGACGAACGCGCCAAACGCCGGTATGCAACGGAGCGACGAGCTTCGCGTGCGAGCGACGTAACGGACCGCATTCCAGGTATGTTTGATAAAATGAACCATGGTCGGCGATAAGTCCGCGACCCTCGGCCGGTAGAAACCGTTGCGTCTTGTCGCGATTGTATACCATGCCATCGGACCAGGCGGCGCCGTCGCCGGTCGGCGGGTCTGAAATGAACGAAACGCCGGAGCCGACGTATTCGGCTTCGTCGCGCGTTCCGTCGGAAAGGACGAACGAAAGTCCATCCGGCGAACGGAACACGTCTTCGCCAAGCCAAAGGCTTTTTGGCGCGGATTGTTCGCGCAGTAATGGTAAGGAATTGATTCCGGTCCGAGCGAGCGCGACATCGAATGCGTTTTGAAGCGCCGTGGTAGGCTTTTTACCGTCTAGCGCGGTAATGCGTCGCGAAGGGTCGACGATGGCGTTACGCTTCGTTTCGGGACTGTTAAAAAACGATTTGATTGCGTTGAGCATCGCGCGCCTGGTCTGGTTCGCGAAAACCCTCTCAGTATTACAACAACTTTGTCAATAATCGCAAGGCCGTACGTTAACGGCGCAGAGCTTAGAACCCTGCGCCGTCGATGCGTCAAATGTCGCTTAACATGTTGATTTCTTTTCCAATTCACTTCGAAGCGCATCGTTTTCGCGCCGAAGTCTTACGATGATTCCGACCGCGCCAAGATGCGCGAACGTTCGTCTTCGTCTGGAACCAGGACGACCGGAGCTTCGGCGCGAACGCGCTTGAATTCGGCCGCAAGCGCATCAAGCGCGGCGTCAATCATACGATGACCAGTCCCGTAAGATTCCGAAAGGTCGACTCGGAAACGTGACCTCGTTCGTGATGAATGCAAACGGC